GCTGTGAGCTGTGAGCTGTGAGCCGTGAGCTGTGAGCTGTGCGCTGTGAGCCGTGAGCTGTGAGCTGTGAGCTGTGAGCTGTGAGCTGTGAGCTGTGAGCTGTGAGCCGTGAGCTGTGAGCCGTGAGCCGTGAGCTGTGAGCCGTGAGCCGTGAGCCGTGAGCCGTGAGCTGTGGCCACGCTACCCCGCTACCCTGCCCTGCCCATAACCAGAACGGCCGCTAGGTGGCCGCGTTGACCCCTTGGATGGCAGGCAAAAAAATACCCTGTCCATGGACAGGGCATCGATACCGCCTTGAGACTGTCAGGCGTTAAGCGTCTCGATCAAGTCGTCTATCAGCATCTGGGCGTCTTCATCTTTCGCCCTTTTCCTGAGCCCTGCCAGCGTACCGGCGAGCGCCTTCCTGATGCCTTCACAGTCAATCGGCCCGACACTATCTGAGATTTTTTCAGTAGCGCCCGCTTGAGGCACATTCGTGATATCACGTTTTGGCGCCTTGCCGCCCGCTTGCGGCGAGCGTGACCCCGCCCTAGGTCCCGCTGTCCCGCCTTTGGCGGACAACGCCTTGTACTCATCTGTCTCGCGTACTAGCTTTGCCGCGAGCTGCAAGCTAGCAGGCAACCCGCTCGGAAGCCGTGGCGCTCGGATAATGGCCATTGCGTCAGCGACGCGATTTTGCACAGACTTTTCCGCCATACCGGCGGCCGTGCACGCGGCCTGCAACCAAGTCCGCTTGTCTTTGTCTGTAATGCTCTTTCGATGCGCCTTCTTCGCATCGCGCAAGGCGACGCACGCATCGACCATTATCCGGCCGTGCTTCTCGACACTGACGGCCGCGTCAGCAAAGGCGTTTATGTGCTTTGCCTGAGCATCTGTTGGCTGCAACAGTTCGACAGTCTCGGCGGTGGTCTTGGCGGTGGTCTTGGCGGTGGTCTTGGCGGTGGTCTTGGCGTTGGATTGCTTAGTCATGTCTGATACTCCACTTGTTTTATATGTCATCCGAGTGATGACATTGACCATACTACCAGACCCGGCCGCTATGTCAATTTCTGAAACGCCATTCCCTACCTAGGGAATACGCCCATAGGGCCGTGGGGCGGGGTAGGCTCAAAGTAGAACGGCCAGGACCGGGGGACCCCCCTGGGGGGAAGAGCGAAAACATGGTGGTGGCTTATCCCTGCCCCTCACCTCACAGCCCCTTTTCCCGTAGTGTCAAATCTAGACACAGCACTCCACCTACGAAGTGTCACACCCCTACACAGACCGCCCGGAAAATTTTTATTTACCAACCACAAAGTGTCACGATCCGGCACAGACTGGCACCTCGCCTGCGATCACGCTACCCTGACGGGATCACACAGGAGAAACCGCTATGAAAACTATGTTTGCCTTGCCGCTTATCTTCGCCCTGGCCGGGTGCTCCGCGATGTCACCGTCAAGCTCTCCCCTGGCAGGTAGCACAGAGCAACGTACGCAAGAGACATACCAGCTTGGCGACGTAACCAACGACGTGTCCGAGAGGTTCCTGGACAGACAAGCAGAATACTGCGCCACTACCAACCCGTACTTACGTGCTGCGCTACTTAGCCTCATACGGTCTCAGGTGCCGGAGTACCCCCCGTCCGGGCTGTGTACGGACACAGAGCAAGCCGTTGCCGAAGAAGTAGCGAGGCAACTTAAAACAGCGGAGGGCATCGTGGACATAGAACAGGCCCGACGCGACCAAGCACGTTTCCAGCCTACAGAGGAAAACTGATATGCAAGTAACCAAGGACTACAAGACGATCCCCAAGCGGTGGTCAGCACAGGCCGCCGTGGTCTCGGTGATTCTCGGGCTACAGGAAGCCCTGCCCGCATGGGAAGGGATCGTACCGGATGACTGGTTCATGTATGCCAGCGCCGGGCTGATGACCCTATCCATCGTCTTCCAAGGGCTCAAGCAAGCCAACATCCCCGAGGAGTGAGTGGACAGAGGCCCCCGTCAGGAAGTAGACTGACAACAGATTTGTGCGTGTCATGGTCTTCCCCGGTCTGGTCGGGCCGGGGCTTTTTCTTGCCTCCCCCCTGATTACTGCATACACTCGGTACGAACAGTTCGTATCGAGTCTTACCTATGTCCGCAGCAGAGAACCTACCCGTCGAGTACCCAGAGCAGTTGCTCGCACCCATCCTCAACTTCCAGTTGGCGATGGACGTGGCCTTGGGTGCGGACGAAGCGCTGATTCTCGACGCCTACGACTTGCAGGCGCACGAGCTGGCAGCAGTCAAGAAGTCGGCCATCTTCAGGCAGAACCTGCAACGAGTCGAGAAACAGATCAGCGAGGACGGCGGGGCGTTCAAACTCAAGGCGCAGGTCCAGGCAGAGGAGATGCTGAAGGAAGCCTACAAGATGGCGGTGGACCCTGACATGGACCCCCGCGTGCGAAAGGACCTGATAGTATCGCAGGTCCGGTGGGCAGGATACGATGCACCCAAGACGGACAGCGGGGCGGGCAACGCCGGGTTCGCTGTCCACATTCACCTTGGTGGCAGTGAGCCGAGAGAGATCAACACATTCGAGCACGAGGAGTGATTACGATGAACGAGAATCGCAGGCGGCAGCTCATTGACCAGATTCGTCTGGTGCCGGTACGTTGCACAGGACCTAACGGCGAGGAAGGTTGGAAGGCAGGCCCGGACGGCGAGGAGTTCTATGGGTTCCAGGCCAAAATGGACGCCAAGGGGGCCTGTAGGCAGGTGGGCAAACGGGCCAAGGTCGATATGCAAGTAGAGACCAACCTCGACAGGGAGCGAAGTGTGCGGGGCCTGAAGGTAGGTCGAGACGTGCAGGCGAAGGCCACCAAGGGTCCTCGTCGGGCGTAAACGATTCGGCGAGCAACCTGACACCAGACAAGCCTACGGAGGCTAAGTAAATGAAATACGTAATCCTCAACAACTTCGCGCAGGTGCTCGCCGGGTCCCTGGCTGCGTCTACCACTGACGCTGCGGAGACGATGACGTTGAACGGGGGCGGGTCTCTGCTAGAGGCGGCTATCGTAAACGGTACGGCGCACGCTCTGCTGACACTGGTAGAGGTCAACTCGGACAACGAGGAGATCGCGTGGGAGGTGGTGGAAGTCACCGGCGCCACGGGCAACGAGTTGAACATCCTGCGTGGGCAGGACGGCACTGAAGCGGTGGCGTGGGCGTCCGGGGTACCCGTGGAGATGCGCGTTACCACCAAGCTCATGAACGCGTTTGCGTTCACGGATGACCTGCCTCCTGAACCGGACTTGGCGGCGTACTACTCGCCAGCGACAGACCTCACGGTACTGGGCGGCATCTTGAACGATACCACGTGGGGTGACCTGAGCGGGCCGGATGACGCGACGAACCTCCCCAAGAAGATCGTGATTACGTCGCAGGACACAGACAGCATCTCGTTTACGTCGTACAACACGCCAAATGCGGAGGCGTTGGCGGGTCCGGCCCTGGCTATCCAGACGAACAGGTTCGGTAGCATCGGTGTACCCTTGGGCGGCGTGAACGTCGGCGTCGATACGCAGTGTACCGACTTCAGCGTTATGTTTGGGCGCGGTGGTCAGGCGGGTGACAGCGACGGCGGTGTGTCGCTGGGCATCGGTAACTGGTCCGGTTGGGGTAACACCATGGCGGTGGGGTCGTTCCAGTACGCGTACGACTTTTCTTGCGCCATCGGCACCGGATGGATGGACTACAACACGGTGGGATACGCAGACGAGGAGTACGGGTATTCTGCGGCTAACTACGAGGAAGGCGGCGCGTACAGCGCCATGTCGTTGTCTCTTGGGTTTGTGACCAACGCCAACGGCGCGTGGTCCATTGGTCTAGGGGCTAGGGCTGACTCCAATGCGGGCAACGGGCTTCGTTGTACGGCTATCTCGTACATCTCCGAGCCCTACTCGACGTTTGACTTCAACGTCGAGGACATTGGCGGGGACCCCACCCCGTGGTACACCCAGCCGAACGCGACCAAGCACGCCGCGTCTCAGATTGCCGTGTCATTGCCGCCGATTAACCTGTCACAATCTGCTGGCACGCAGATCGACCTCCAGCTCGGCGGGGACCTGGCCCTGTTCATCGACAGCATCGAGCTGGTCGTGCGGAGCGCAGGGGACATCACGGGATCACCGGCTATCAGCTTGGGCACAGCGACAGGGACACCTGCCAACGTGTTGGCAGCCACAGCGATTACCGACCTGACCCAGTATTCCCGGCAGATCGAGACGCCGCTGATCGCCAACGGCGTGCTCAACCTCGTGGCGGAAATCACTACTGCGGGTACCGGCACCGAGGGCGAGCTGTATGTCGTGGTCAAAGGGTTCGCGATGGAAGCGGTGTAAGGACACCCAGGGCAAGGACGCCCGATCAAGGAGCCTACCATGGCAGCAGGTATTGACTACAAACCCGCCCCTACGGTTGCGAAGTTCATGCAATCAGAGGCGTTTTACAACTTCATCATAGGCCCCGTGGGTTCTTCAAAGACCACGGGGATACTTTTTAAGATACTTTACCACGCTATGCGGCAGCGTAAGTCTGAGACAGACGGTATCCGCCGCACTAGGTTTGTAATAGTACGTAACACTATGCCCCAGCTTAGGGATACGACGATAAAGTCATTCATGACGTGGTTCAAACCGGGGCAAGCAGGTAAGTGGCAGGTGTCAAACAGTGCCTTTACGTTCAAGTTTCAGGACGTAGAGTGCGAAGTGCTGTTCAGGGCACTGGATACACCAGATGACGTGTCGAGGGTACTGTCCCTAGAGGTGACAGGTGCTATCCTTGACGAGTTTGTCGAGATACCACAAGAGATTGTAGAGGCGTTGTCCGGCCGTTGCGGCCGTTACCCCTCGAAAATAGACGGTGGGCCGTCTTGGTGGGGGATGTGGGGCGCGTCTAACCCAGGCAACGAGGACAACTGGTGGTACGAGTGGCTGGACATCGAGGAAGCGGGGGACAGACCCGAGAACATGAGCTACTTCGAGCAGCCCGGTGGATTTGAAGCGGACGCGGAGAACCTTGAGAACTTGCCTGGCGAGCGGGACTACTACAATAACTTGGTAGTGGGTAAGTCCTACGAGTGGGTACAGCAGTTCATCAACGTGCAGTGGGGGTTCAGTCTCAAGGGTACGCCGGTATTCAAGGTGTTCAAACCCGAGTTCCACGTCTCCAAGCAACACTTGTCGTTCAACCCGTACCTGCCGGTGCTTATCGGGTTCGATGCGGGGCTGACTCCCAGCGCCATTATTGGGCAGCAGGACCTCCACGGGAGGCTGCTGATACTGCGCGAGTTGATAAGCGAGAACATGGGGGCCACCCGGTTCTGTCGGGAGATGCTGAAGCCCCTGCTGCGGCGTGAGTGCCCTGACTCAGAGGTAGAGATCATCGGGGACCCGGCGTTTACCCAGAGGGCACAGACCGACGAGAGGTCGGTGCGCCAGATTCTGGAGGCCGAGCTGCCAGGGGTAACGATTCGCCCTTCCCCCAGCAACACGTTGGTGGACAGGATCGAGGCGGTAGAGGGGCTGTTGACCCAGCTCACCGAGGTAGGTCCAGCTTACTTGGTTGACCCGTCTTGCAAGACGTTGATACGTGGGTTTAGCTCGGGGTACCACTATGCGGTGAACAAAAAGGGCACCCAGGCAGACAAGCCCGAGAAGAACAAGTATTCTCACCCCCATGATGCTAACCAGTACCTGTGCCAGGGCGTGATAAAACTAGCTCGCAAAGCTACGAAGATGAAAAAGCTCAACAGGCTGATGGCTGGCGGCGAAACTGCGGCATACAACGCAAGGTGACAGTGATGGCTACCGATAACATGGTCGAGGAAGTAATAAAAGACATCGAGGACCTGGACGAACCACGTCTACAGGCTGCCGGTAGGGAGCTGAGGAAGCGGTTTGAGCAGTACAAGAAGGACCGTCGCCAGGCGGAGCTTCAGTGGGTCAAGAACTTGCGCCAGTACGAGGGTGAGTGGGACCCAGAGGTGGTTATCCCGGAGGGTAAGTCTCGGGCGTACCCCAGGCTCACTCGGCAGAAGTGCCTCGGCATGGTAGCCAGGCTCATGGCGTTGCTGTTTCCCGAGGGCGAGGCTAACTGGGGGGTCCGGTCCAGCGAGCGACCCAACGTGGACGCAGAGACGCTTGAGTGGGTAATCGGTGAGTGGGTGATGGAGGACCCACAGGCAGTTGTGGACATTCTGGGCGTAGAGAAGCAGGTAAAGAAGTTCGCGGACAGGGCGGCAGAGCGCATGTCTATCCGCATACGTGACCAGTTGAGCGACACTGCGGAGTACGGACAGACGGATTACCCGACACTGGCTCGAAAGGTCATAGAGTCAGCTATCAAGTACGGTGTTGGTGTACTGAAAGGCCCTATGACCATCGAGCAAAAGGGCACCAGGTTCAGCGTTGACGATGCTACGGGTAACGTCCAGATCAGCAACGAGTCTGTGTACCGGCCGTACTTCGAGTTTGTTCGTCTCTGGGACTACTACCCGGACATGCACGCTAAGACCTTCGAGCAGATGGACGGGGAGTTCTACCGCCACGTCATGTCCAAGCACCAACTACGCAAGCTGTCTAAGCGGGATGACTTCTACGAAGACAAGATTACTAAGTACCTCGCCAATAACCAGGAGGGGGACTACGAAGCGACTAACGCAGACACAGAATTGCATAGTCTTGAGACTTCACATATCCCCGGTGACCGACTCCAGAAAGGCAAGTACGAGGTAGTTGAGTACTGGGGACCGATTGACGTTAAGTGGCTGGAGGAGAACGACCGAGAGGAAGGCGAAGAGGGAGAGGTCATTGGCAGTCTGTGGATGCTGGGCAGAGAGGTTATTAAGGCGGCCAGGTCTCCCTACCGTGAAGGGGTACGCATGTTCCACGTCTTCTTGTTCGAGGACGACGACGTGAACTTGGCAGGTAAGGGCCTTCCTCAAGTAATGCGTGACTCCCAGATGGGAGTGTCTAATGCGACTCGCATGATGATGGACAACGCGTCGGCTGTATGCGGCCCCATGGCGGAAGTCAACGTGGACTTGCTGGTAGAGAACCACAAGCCGATCAAGTTCGAGGCGTTTGAGATTATCTACAAGGAGGGCGAAGGGTCCATGGGCAGTGCTCGTGCGATTACAAACCTGACCTTCGACGCACACCTCAACGAGTTGCTGGCTACCGTGCAACACTTCCGTTCGGTTGCAGATGACGAAACGTTCGTCAACTCGCAGCCTGGCGGGGATATGTCAGGGGAAGCCCTGCGTACTCAAGGTAATATGTCCATGGTTATGGGCAACTCCAGCCTACCTTTCCGGGATATTGTTCGTAATTACGACAACTTCACAGTATCGTTGATGCACTCCCTTATCCAGTGGAACCACGTGTTTGACCCCGAGACTCACATAGACGGTGACCTACGGCCGATAGCTACGGGGTCTACTACCCTTATGGCTAAAGAGGTCAGGGCCTACGCTTTGGATAACATGGCGCAGACCATCACCGAAGACGAGAAAATGTACATCGACATGCAGCAGTTCGCGCTGCAACGGGTCAAGTCACGAGACCTGCCGGACACAATGATGCTGCCCGATGACAAGGTTGAGGAGAACCGCAGGAACAACGACCAGATACAGGAGCAGATTCAGCAGCTACAGCAGCAGATGCAGATGGCTGAACTGCGCAACATCCAAGCGCAAGCAGAAGCCAGAGAAGCTGATGCCCTCAAGAAGCGGGTAGAATCGGGAGTCGCACTGCCGGACGGTATGCAGCAAGTACACAGCCTTGAGCCGCTGCCCGCCGAGCAGGGCGAGCCGCAGCAGCAGGCACCTGGACCCGCACCTCAGCAGGCTATGGGGGAGGCGGAGATGCTGGCAGCCATGGGCATGGGAGGAGAACCAAGTGCAGGTATCTAAAGATAAAGAGGTTCGTAATACGCTTGTCAACGAGTTGCACAGTACCCGAGGTTCCCACGAGGCGGGCATACTTCGCCGGTACATCGACTATAGGTTGGACGAGCTGGCACAAAAAGCCCTATCATGTGATGTAGCAGAGCTTCACGATATACAAGGGCGTGCAAAAGAACTGCGAGAACTCAGCGCTAGACTGATGGAGGGCGTAAAGCGCCCACCCGGCCAACCGACAGAATAGGTGACACATGCGTAATTGGATGATGGACGCACTCGACGCTAAACTCCGCGCAGAAGCGAACAACGAAGGTGCTGACGACGGGGCAGGTGCCGCTGACGACAGTGAT